ATAGATGGACCCCCTCCCACCCATGAAGCACACGCATAAGATTGCGGTAGTAGCTTCAGACCAACACTTTCCCCTACATGATCCCGCAGCAGTAAGCTGTGCTTTACAGGCCATTGAGCTTGTAAAGCCGAATATCTTCATAAATATAGGTGACGCGGGTGAATGGAACTCTGTTTCAGCCTGGCAATGGAAGGGAAAGAGGCAGCCACCCCTTGAATATCAGCTCCCATTCATAGAAAAGGAGATAGAAGAGGTCAATGCGGGGCTGGATATGTTCGATGAGGTGCTATCCAAGGTAAAATGCAAGGAAAAGCACATGATGGAGGGCAATCACGACGATTGGACCAATAGATTTGTCGAAAGATACCCCTACATGAAGGAGATCGGCTTCAAAAACTCCTGTAACATCAAAAAACGGGGCTATACCTTCCACGAACACAACAAACCACTCAAAATTGGGAAAGTAAACTTTATCCACGGGGTATATGCAACAACATACCACGCAAAGAAACACTTAGAGGTGTATGGATCTAACATTGTTTACGGTCATACACACGATGTACAGCGACATACCATCACAAAATTGGACTCTGGCACCATTGGAGCTTGGTCCATAGGCTGTTTGAAAGACATGTCGAGGGAACAGAACAGATGGTTGAGGGGTAGACTTCATAACTGGAACCATGCATTTGCCATTGTTACCTGGTATTCCAATAGAAACTTCCAGGTTGAGCTAATTGAGATACAAAAGGGAGAATGCTTCGTATGGGGCACTCATATCAAAGGAAAGCAGGGTTGACCGGAGGGTCTGGCGAAAGGGCTAGAAATCATTTAGGCGGGAGTGTTAGCCCTGTTTTCCAAAGAATTATCAAAGGAGTGGTTTATTTTGCCTATCAAAACGAGATAGATTTGAGGACTCACCATCCTCACGCCAGGATAATAATGGATATGGCAGATGCGGACGAGGGTGACTGGGTACCGGCGAAGAACGGGGTGCTAATAGAAGTAATCAAGAAGGGCAAAGTTGGAAAGACTCCATACATCAGAACTATTTATGGCATGTTTAATACTAATGCAAAGACTGGCATTCCCTCAGAACCTAATCCTAACATATACTCCTTTACTAAAAATTATGTTTGGGGCAATTCTGACAAGGTTAAGGCTTCCGTCGCCGAAGAAGCTTTTGCAACGCTTGTTGCCCAGTCCGTTCCAAAGGATATTGCGTTCATGCAGTCTTTTGGGGCGAAGAATATGCAATACATTAAAAAAAGATCAACCTACCTCTTAAAGCAAAAAAGGATAAAACAAATCGTGGACAAAGAATTAAAGAAAATAATGGACTCCGTTGGGCTGGATGAGGAGTTTCTTATGAAAAATTTGTACGAGATCATCACTGAGGCCGATAGACACGGAGATAAGAAGAACGCCATAGAGATGGCATGTAAGCTTAGAGGCATGTTCCCGAAGGAAAAACAGAGTGGAACACTGGCCCTCATGCAAGAAGTCCGTGGATTTACAAGAGAGGAGATCGAAGATTTTCAGAAACCTTCTCTTGAGGTTCACCATGACGATACTAAAACAGTATCTTGATCAAGCTGAACGCCTTAAAGAGAAGAAGACTTCAACGATTGACGGAAAGTTGGCAGATAAGACTGTTAAGTTCTGTCCTGGTTGCCGTAGGTGTTACGATACTAGGTATTACAAAGATGTCGGCAACGCTGGCAAAGTCATTTATTATGACGACTTTCCCTCATACGGAAAGGAAAAACGGACCTGTAAGGGATGCGAATAATACTAAACAAAGAAATGTACCCAGATTATCCGAATACGATGATGTGGGGCACTGTTAACTATGCCATACAAGCGAGTTGGAAACAGGATCTATGTGAAGAAACAGGGGAAGTGGAGGCCGAAGGCAACCACAGACTCTATAGAAAAAGCAAAGAAGATGATTCGTCTTCTTCGGAGGGATGAGTTTGGAGCAGACGCAACAAGAATCTCCGACGAAGAATGAAAAAAGTCTAGAGTCTTTTAACATAATCCCACCCGAGTCCGTTCTAGCACAACGGGACGATGTGATGAAAAGGTCTTACAATGACCTTGTATTCTTTGGGAAGGCATTTTTACCCAATGATTTCCTCAATAAGAGCAAATCTCCTGATTTTCACCACATTATAGCTCAAAAGCTCATCTCTACCCGACCAGGGCAGAGAATCTGTATTATCCTCCCAAGGGGCTTTGGTAAGTCAATTCTGTCAAAATCAGCCATTATGCACAAACTTTGCTTTGCAGCAGAGGATGAACAGCACTTTTTCGCCTGGGTATCAGAAGAACAGGGTCAGGCTATTGATCATGTGAAGTATCTCCGTCAGCATTTTGAAGATAACAAGATGATCAAGTACTACTTTGGGAATATGGATGGTGGGGTTACAGGAAAGAGATGGACAGAAAAGGATCTAGTTACAGCCAGGGGAGACAGGATCATAGCCAAGGGCACCAACCAGAGGCTACGCGGAAGGGCTGAAGTGGATGTGAGGTATACCGGCATCATCCTTGATGACTTTGAATCCGAGCTGAACACCAAAACACCTGAAAGAAGGGCTGATATTAAGAAGTGGGTGGTATCTACGGTATATCCCGCACTGGAGGAAACACCTGGAAGAGAGGGGTGGATATGGCTTGCGGGCACAATTGTCCATTATGACAGCTTTTTACAGATGACCTATGACGGATATAAAAAATCCGAAGAAAGCGGGTCTAAGTATTCTTGGGATGTGACCTTTAAGAGGGCTATAGAAGAGGGTAAAGCCATCTGGAGTGAACAGTTCTCCTCTAAAAAGCTTGCTACAAAGAAGCGGGAGTTCATAGAAGCTGGTCTTGTGAACAAGTTTGCACAGGAATACATGAACGATGCTCGGGATATAAGCTCGGCAGCATTCAAGATTGACAGAGTTCAGAACCATAATCACGAGTTTAAGACAAAAAACAATTTTACATACATTCTGAGCAGGGATTATGCTATTCCAGTAAATATCTATATCGGGGTGGATCTTGCGGCTACAGCCTCTGAAACATCAGATTATCAGGCTATCCTTGTCCTGGCGGTGGATTCGGAGAAGAATCGGTATGTATTGGAGTATTTCAGGAAAAGAATCCCCACTTTCGATGTTCCAGAGAAGATTATAGCCATGGCGAGGAAGTATCACCCCATAAAGCGGGCGACCATTGAGACCGTAGCGGCTCAGGAAATGGTGAGAGACATGGTGGAAAGGATATCTTTTACCGACAGAAGACTCATGCCAGGGATATTCAGGGGCGTAAAACCGCCACATGGTATAAAAAAGCAAGATAGATTGGAAACTTCTCTCGGTCCAATCGTTAATAGTAAGAAGTTATTTGTCAGAACAGAGATGACAGAATTGGTAGATGAACTGTTTGAGCACCCCAAACCCAGGAACGATGACCTTATGGACGCTCTTTATTATGCTGATTACTATGCCAAGCCACCTAAGAGCGAAAAGATGGACTTAGAGGCTTTTGATGAAGATAAGCGGAAGAAAGGTCGAAAATCAAAGAAAAGTGGGTATAATTGGCTAACAGGGGCAAAATATTGAAAACTAAACCCATAAGGGTTTAAGAGAAATGTAACCTATGATAAATTTGGACGGTGAAATGATTTATGCCAAGGTTTTCTAGAAAGTCTAAATCAAAGCTGGAAAGCTGTCACAAGGATCTTCAAAGGCTATTTGAAGAGGTTGTGAAGCATTTTGACTGTACCGTGATAGAGGGTCATAGAGGAAAGGAAAGACAGAATAACGCATATGATGAAGGCAAATCTAAGTTGAGGTTCCCAAATGGGAAGCACAATCAGTCACCTTCTATCGCTGTCGATATCATACCCTACCCAGTCGACTGGTCAGACAGAGATCGTCATCATTTATTTGCTGGCTTTGTACTGGGCATGGCGACTCAAATGGATCTCGAAGTCAGATGGGGCGGGGACTGGGATAGAGACACCAAAACAAAAGACAACAAATTCGACGACTTAGTTCATTTTGAGTTAGCAGACTAATGCCAGGGAAATATTTACAGCAAACGCCACAGGCAGGTAGCACGGACACAGTTCCTGC